TATGGCCCGTTGAATGTCGATGAGCCTGGTGATTATTGGGAAAAGATTGCGAAGTACTGGGATACGACAGTTGAAGCTGCGAAGAAATCTGTTTGTGCAAACTGTGTTGCCTTTGATATCTCTCCCCGCATGAAAGATTGTATGCCTGGAGAAACCTCTGATGACGACGGTGTTCTTGGCTATTGCTGGATGCATCACTTTAAGTGCCACTCTGCAAGATCCTGTCATACATGGGCCAAAGGTGGTCCAATTGATAAGGATGAAACTTCGTTGGATTGGGGCAAGCGAGCAGGAATGAATGAGTCCGAGGAAAGCGTAGAAGAAGGCGTAAATGACCCAGCCATCTTTAAGGCGATATTCCTAGCAGGTGGGCCCGGATCGGGAAAATCATTTACGGTTGGTAAAACCGCGCTGACATCTCTTGGATTTAAGATTGTTAACTCAGACGATAAATTTGAAGTGGCTCTGGATAAAGCTGGATTAGAAGCGACGCCTGACAATATATACAGCCCTCAAGGCCAAGCTATTCGTGGTAAAGCAAAAGAACTTACCGCAAAGCAAATGGGTTTATATATCCAAGGGCGACTTGGACTTGTTATTGACGGAACCGGCAAAGACTATGCCAAGATAAAAAGGCAAGCAGTAGCGCTAAAAAAGATTGGTTATGATACATCCATGATCTTTGTTAATACAGATCTTGATACTGCTCTTAAACGAAATAATGAAAGACCCCGCAGTCTTCCAGATGAAAAGGTTAAAGATATGTGGAATGGAGTTCAAACTAATCTCGGTAAATTCCAATCGCTTTTTGGATCTAACTTTATCATTGTAGACAACTCAGAAGGATCTAATATTGAAAAGGCTACAATGTCTGCTTACAAGAAAATGTCAAAGTTTGCAAATGCAGCTCCACAAAATAATATAGCAAAGAAGTGGATCGCCAGCCAATTGCAGGAAGGTAAAGGTAAGTATAAAGGAGAAACGTGGGAACAGGGATTCGAGCGAAGGGTAGTTAAAACAACTAAACCCGAACATCTTGAAAAGGGATTCAAGTGGCGCATTAAAGGTAAAGAGCGAGACGAGATTTCAATTAAGCTTTATAAAAAGAAGCCTGACTTTAAAGAATACACCAAGCAAATGAAACGAGTCGCAGGACACGAGTTTGGTGGATAATATATCCAACCCCACCACGATGAAATCATTCAAAAATTATTCCTTAAACGAAGAAACGTTAAATCCTAGCGATTTAAAAATAATAGTTTTAACAGCCGCGGAAGAAGACGAAGAGCCTACCGTAAATAGTCTTGAAGATGTATGCAAAAAGCAAAACATCGAACTTTACAGAATTGTATCCAATAAAGCTTATGCGTCCAAAAAGGACGAGCTAAAAGAAATTCTTGTCATTCATAACTATGACGGAGATGGAAAGAGCTTGGAAATTAAACGCGGTGACAATGTGCTATGCATTGCGAGAAGAACGGCTGCTACAAGTAAGAATGCGGCAATCCTCCACTCAATGCTTTCTGACCACGGGATCTTTTGTATCAATTCACCCGAAAGCGTAAAGACCGCAAGTAATAAATTTAACTCTTATATCAATTTCGTTAACGATAAGGTTCCTACTCCTAAAACCTGTTTGGTCAGCGATATCGAATATATTGATAAAGCTGTTGAAGAGGTCGGCGGAAAGTTTCCTCTTGTTTTAAAAGTCACTGAAGGCCACGGCGGCAAAGGTGTTATGAAAATCGACTCACGGGAGAGTTTGGTATCGGTTATACAAGCTATGCGCGGAGACGATGAAAGCTCTGTTGAATTAATACTTCAAGAACTAAAATCTATTAAAGACGATAGGAGAATTCTTGTATTAAACGGTAAAGCCATCGCAGGGAGTAAACGCAAAAAGATGTCCGGCGATTTTCGTACAAACGTTTCTTTAGGTTCAGCTGTTGAGGCTTATAATCCAACTGAAGAAGAAATTGAATTGGCTATTAAGGCTGCTAAATCCGTTGATTGCTTTTATTGTGGAGTGGATATTATTCAAAGCAATGGAAAGTACTATGTTCTAGAAGTTAATCCTTCTCCAGGATCTAAGGCCAGTTACTTTGATATAGAAAAAGGAAAGAACATAACAGGAACTCAGTTAATTGGTAAGTTAATCAATCGCATACTTGATAAAGACTGTTGGTCATACCAAACAAAACAAGTTGGCGTTCTGGAATACATGAGTTTTCTGAATCCTTCCGTTGGGCCGCTGACAGCTAAAATGGATACGGGTAATGGATCCAAAAACTCAGTTGGTGTTACTGACCTGAAGATAAAAGGAAATAAGGTTGAGTTTTATATACAAGGTACCGATAAAAAAATGGTAAAAGATCTTTTACCTAAACTATCTGTTATTAAAAGGAGAGGCGATGAAGGCAATCCTGAAAAGAGACCGATGGTTTTATTTGATGTTAAACTAGGCGATAGGGTTTACAGGGATATTACATTTTCTTTGGCTGATAGAAGTAATATGGATCATCCGATTTTAGTGTCTGCTGACTTTATGTCCATGTGCAAGTTAAGCGTTGATCCCAATAAAGAATTTACATGTGGCACTCCATAATGTTTGTATAAATAATACTATCCCATATGAAATCTTTTAAAAAATATATTGCTGAAGCTGCGGGGAAAAACACGCACATGACGCACATCGAGGATTCCGTTTTATATGGCGGTGTTAAAGGAGCGAAGGAAGCAATCTTTGCTCTACGATCATTAAGAGATATGCTTGCCGGAAACGCAAGTAGCAGCAGTGATGTTACGGTCAAATGGGATGGCGCACCTGCGGTGTTTGCTGGTATTGATCCAAGTGATGGCAAATTCTTTGTTGCTAAAAAAGGTATCTTCAATAAAGATCCAAAGGTATATAAATCAGTTGAAGATGTTAAAGCCGATACCAGCGGCGATCTTCAGGCTAAGCTTATCGTGGCTTTTGAAGAGCTTTCCAAACTTGGTATCAAAGGTGTTCTGCAAGGTGATATGATGTATACCAAATCCGATCTTAAAACACAAAAGATCAACGGTGTGTCACACATTACTTTCCAGCCAAATACGATTGTGTATGCGGTTCCTGCTGATAGCTCTGGCGGGAAGAAGATCAAAGGCTCGAAGATGGGTATCGTGTTTCACACGTCATACAGTGGTACTTCATTCGAGAATATGAAGGCTTCATTTAACGTTGACATTAGTTCTCTTAAGTCTGTTCCAAGTGTTTGGTATCAAGACGCAAGAACACCTGACCTTACTGGTAATGCATTAATGGACGCAGATGAGACCAAAGAGGTTACGACCGCTCTTTCAAATGCTGGTAAGATTTTCCAAAAGATTGCGGGTTCAACCCTTAAAGCGATCGAGAACAATCCGCAACTTGCACAAACTCTTGAAACATATAACAACACATTTGTTCGACGGTCTGAAGAGTTACCCGCTGATTCAAAGAAACACGTTGACGGACTGATTAAATGGGCAGCAGACCGCTATGAAAAAGAGCGGCAGCAACGAAAAAGCGAAAGAGGTAAAGAAGGAGTTAACAAGCGGGAAGAGGAATTCATGAAGTTCTTTTCTCCACAGAACAAAACTAACCTTGCCTTGATATACGATTTGCAAAAAGCTATTGTAGCTGCCAAGCTTATTATCATTAAGAAGCTCGATTCCCTTAAAAAGATTGATACGTTTATTCGCACCAAGAATGGGTTTAAGGTAACAGGTCAAGAAGGGTTTGTTGCAATCGACAAAACAGGCGGGGGCGCAGTTAAGCTGGTGGATAGATTGGAATTCTCTACCAACAATTTCTCACCTGACGTATTAAAAGGCTGGGATCACTAAACCTTATAAATAGTAATAGATGAAATCATTTAAGCAATTTAGTGAAGAAACTGTAAAGCCCTTGGTGATTACCTTTGGTCGGTTCAATCCGCCAACTGTAGGTCACGGGAAACTATTCAAAAAGGTTTCTTCTATTGCTAAGGGTAACGATTACCGTATTCACGCTTCGCAATCAGCTGACCCGAAGAAAAATCCTTTAAGTTATAAAGATAAGATTAAATTCCTCCGGAAGATGTTTCCAGACCACGGAAGGAGTTTTATTCTTGACCCATCTATCAAGAACATTTTTAATGCAGCGAGTAAAGCTCATGATGATGGGTATAATAAATTGATTGTTGTAGTTGGAAGCGACAGGGTTAATGAATTTAAGCAAACCCTTGGAAAATACAATGGTGTAGAAGGCCGGCATGGATTCTATGATTTCCAATATGGTATTGAAGTAAAAAGCGCAGGTGCAAGAGATCCTGATTCCGATGATGCGGTAGAGGCTATGAGCGCAAGTAAAATGCGCGCAGCTGCTGCTGATAACGATCTTAAAACCTTTACCCTTGGAATGCCCAAGAACTTTCGTGGAGTTGCCGATCTAATGAATGCTGTTCGTAAAGGTATGGGGCTAAAGGAATCAACAAACTTTAGAAAACACATTGAACTTGAGACAACTTCGCTCCGCGAGAAGTATATCGCTGGTGAGATTTTTAATGTTGGCGATCGAGTCTTTAATAAAAAGGACGAACAGGAATATGAAATTGCCGAAAGGTTTACTAATTACGTTTCAATTAAAAACGAACAAACCACAAGTAAAGCGTTTATCCAAGACTTAACTATAATAAATTGATAAATAACATCAAATGAAATCATTAAAAGACATCCTTAACGAAGACTCTGCTGCAGAGATTCAATACGATGAAACACCAGATAAAGGTGATTCTGGAACTCTTATTCCTCTTAAAGCAGGAAAGTTTAATAAAAGAAGTTTACTCCGCACTATGAAAAAGCCTGAAGGGGTTATTCAGACAAGCAGTGGTCGCGAGTATACGATTTTCAGCCCAAAAAATACCGAACAGGGTTTTGATACTTCTGAGCTGTGGCTGGATAAATCCATCTTTGCTATGGATCGTGATGGTGCGGAAGTCGAGATTAATTATGATGACATTACAACGTATAGCGAAACATACGATGAAAATGATGCCGCAGTTGTTCGTAGTATGACTTATGACGATGCTCATATGCCTAAAACTAAAATTGATCTTCTTACTGCAATGAAGAGGGAACTTCGAAGCATGAAGGTCGCCGATATTAAAGCAAGTTACCAATATATTAAAGCTGCTCATTGTAATACAAAAGAAGGTATGCAAGGGATCGGAACAAAGAAAGACATGCTTACGGCAATGATGAAGGATTTGCGAGGTATGAAAAAAGATGCACTAATGGCTTCTTATGGATACATCAAGGCCGCTCATTGTGGACCTCAAGAAGGTGCACATGAAGATGAAATGTTAAATGCCTCGAGTTGTACAAGTGAAGAAACCGAAATTTCTGAGGCAGTCGACTTTAGTAACGTTTCTGATGAGGCCTTACTCTCATGGATCCCGTGGGCGAAATATAAAATCAAAAAAACTAAATCTTCGATAAAATTGTCTAAGCAAACCAACACGCAGGACTTTAAAAAGGACCTTGACTCTGCTGAAAAGGAAGCTGAAAAACGTGGCCTAAAGGTTGAAGAAAACGAAATTTCTGAGGCAATCAACTTTAGTAAGGTTCCTGATGATCAATTGATTGCTTGGATTGGAAAATTCCGAACAGTCCTGACCAAGGCTGGGTTACCTTTGGAAGTTGATCGCTATGTTAAAGGTAATCCTTGGTCCGACTTTAAAAAGGACTTTGCCTCTGCTGAAAAGGAAGCTAAAAAACGTGGCCTAAAGGTTGAAGGCGTTGATCTTGAAGAGATGAAGACAAAGGATGATGACCTTGCGGTTATGATTTACGACTACATCGGAGCAGACACCGAAGGCCTTCCTTTGAAGACGCTTATTCACCAGGCTGTTGGAAAATACTTTGGCTCTCAGAAAGATAAAAAAAAAGTGAAGGCGTGACCGAAGCAACTTCTCGGACGCTAAAAACCCAAAAGCCTTTCGACGCGAACTCCGAGCTAATGAGAGTGGTAAACTCCCTTGACCAAATCGCGCTAAATAGCTTGTGGGATTATAAAATTATTGATAAGAAACGTCCGCTTGATGTAGAAGGAGCGATATTCCCTCTATATAGAGAAGCAACACTAAAAATCTTTAACGTAAGGGGTGAAGATCCCTTTAGCGACGAGCAGAAAAAGTATCTGCTGGATGTTTATGCGAAGGCTCAAAAAGGAGCAGGCTTCGGAGTAGGCCGGAAGTGGAGCAAGATGGAATTCTCAAGAGATGGTATGGAAGCTACCGCTAAAATCATTGTCCGCTCAAAAGAGATTTTTGACAAAAACCAATATTAAAATATGGCGGAATATACAGACATCTTTGTTGACCAAGGGAGTAATTTTTCTACTACTATCGAGGTTACTGATACCAACCAGTCAGCGACCGACTTAACAGGGTACTCCGCCCGAGGAGAAATCCGTAAGTCGTACACCTCTTCGCTCGCGGCTACTTTCACTGCTGATATTGACTCTGATCCAACGACCGGAATTGTTACAATCTCATTGACTCCGACGCAGTCCGCTTCATTAAAGGCTGGAAGGTATGTGTATGACGTTGAGGTTTATATTGACAACTCGCCTGAGGAAACCGTTCTTAGAATCAGTGAAGGGCAGATACACGTCACGGCTAGAGTAACACAACCTTAGTAAAAAGTTTTCTTTTTACCTTTACAGGATTAAAGGATTTTGGTATAATAGATCTATGGTCGTTAAGGATTCTACTTAACTTTATTCCCGAAGGGATCTACTAGTTATATATACTATATGATTAGTAATAGTAATCTTAATGCGTCCAACTTTAATCTATACGCTGCACAGAATTATATAAATCCAAGGGTTCTGGACGTGGATGAGTTTTACGAGGATCTTTACAGATTCAAGTATCTTAAGAAGTTATTTACTAAGTACGAAAATGGTAAAGGCCTGCACGAAAGGTTGATACTCAATCACCTTATTTTGATTTATAATGTCTTTAAGATGGAGGCTGCGACCAATATGTGTTTCTTTAAGATAAATGAAAAAAGTTGGCCTGCGTTAAAAACATTTATTCTTTTTCTTTCCTACATTAAGGAAGAAGATCTTATAAATATACCTAGCGACCTTTACGTAGCTAAGAAACTACAAACTCTCTAAAAATGCTTTCATTAACTGACCGATTCTATGCCCTTCGATTTTTGCGATTGCTGACCACCCCTTGGGAAAAAACCAACGCATTTAAGGCTGGCATTATTGATGCAAACGGGAATGTATTACGTAAGGCAAAGGGTAGCGCGGATAAAAAGGTCTATAATGTTTTTCACAAGTTAGTATATAACTTAAAGCGCCTTCTTAATAAGGTACCTGCAGTAGGAAAGACTACATTAGCCAGTTACGCTGCGGCGCTGTATTTGATTAAAGAACACACCAATCTAAAAGACGAACAATTGGCTAGTATTATTGAAGAAGCTTTTGGATTCGATCCCACTACCAACTTGCTCGCGGAAGAATCCATCGCTCACCTAGACGAAAACGGCTGTTTAACTCAGGGTAATTATGAGTTTTGCGACGAGACGATTTACTCGAAAAACGGCGATGAGCAACCTGGGTATTACAATATTATAACAGTAACTGAAGAAAATAAATTTCCCATCGGCAAGGTTTTCGGCCAACCAATTTTTCAACTCATTGATGCAGACACGGGATCTACTGTGATTGTTTCAAATACTCAACTCAACTCAATAACAAACTAATTACCATGGAAGAAGATATGATGTCAACAGGCTCAGTTGCATTTAAGCCAAGACCTTTTTTAAAGAAGGCTAAAGATGGGAAAGGAACGTATTGTTTACAACGCCCATCACAGGGAGCAAACTGGAAAATGTTTACCGTTTGTTCAGAAACTTTTAATAAATTCGAGACCGGCCGTTATAAATTTGAACGGTGGGCTAAATACCTCAATCTTCAGGATGAGGCTGAAAAGGCAGTATACGACTTTGCCACGGCTAACCGCACGAAAACAGTCGTTCTTCAAGACTCCGAAACCGGAGCGCTTCGAGCCATTCGTAGACTCGACAGATAATCTACGAATAGCTTAAATTCATAATACCTCTGTTTTTTATTTACAGCAGAGGTATTATTTTGTATAATAGTCTAAACACCACACTAATAGTACACACATGCCAACAATTTTTGAAGAACAAATCAGCCGGAAACCAAATCACTACCCATGGACAGAAGACTTTATTGAGTCAATGCATAATGGGTTTTGGACAGATAAAGAATTTAGCTTTAAGTCAGATGTCCACCAATTTAAAACAGAGTTAACAGATCAGGAAAGGGAAATCATTGTACGAACACTTTCAGCAATTGGCCAAATCGAAGTAGCGGTTAAAAGCTTTTGGGCCAAGCTTGGGGAGAACCTTCCCCACCCTGCACTGCAAGACCTTGGCTATGTTATGGCCAATACAGAAGTGATTCATAACAATGCGTATGAGCGGCTCCTCTCTGTTCTTGACATGGAAGACATCTTTGAGGAGAACCTTAAGCTTGACTGGATTCAAGGGCGGGTAAAGTATCTTCGTAAGTATACACACCGATTTTATAAGGACAGCAAAAAGCAGTATCTTTACGCTCTTATTCTTTTTACGCTGTTTGTCGAAAACGTTTCGTTGTTTAGCCAATTCTATATTATCAATTGGTTTGCCCGATACAAGAACGTGCTAAAGGACACCGACCAGCAAGTCAAATACACCCGCCAAGAAGAGAACATTCACGCAATGGTTGGAATGAAGATCGTGAATACTATTCGACAAGAGCTTCCCGAGTTATTTGACGAAGAGCTTGAAGAAAGAATTGGTGGCGAAGCAGAGGAGGCGTTTAAAGCCGAAGCTAAAATTGTTGATTGGATGATTAACGGTATTCAAGAACCGGGCCTTAACGCAGACATCGTAAAGGAGTTCATTAAGAATAGAATTAATAGTAGTATGGAAGGTATTGGGTTCAAGAAGCCTTTTGAGATTGACAAAACCCTGCTTGAAGAAACTATGTGGTTTGAAGAAGAGCTTCATGGAAATAACATGACTGACTTTTTTCATTCTCGTCCCGTTGAGTATTCAAAGAAAAGCCAAAGCTTTGATGAAGACGATCTCTTTTAATTAAGAGTGATATATAATCTACCAATACATAATGGAAAAATATTACTGGCTCAACAAAGACTCTCGAAAGTTCCTCGAGCGGGGTTATCTTCTTGAAGAGGAAACTCCTGAGCAACGTTGTAAAGACATTGCCAACACCGCAGAAAAGATTCTTGGTATAAAGGGATTCTCCAAGAAGTTTGAAGAATATCTCGGTCAAGGTTTTTACTCGCTTTCTAGTCCAATCTGGAGTAACTTCGGCCGTGAGCGTGGTCTTCCTATTAGTTGTTTTGGATCCTTTATCGACGACACGCTTGAAGAAATTGCAGGAGCCAAGCTTGCCGAAGTTTCTATGATGACCAAATACGGCGGAGGGACATCCGCATATTTTGGTGCATTACGTGGTCGGGGTGCTCCTATTAGTACTGGAGGAACAAGTACTGGTGCGGTTCATTTTATGGAGCTTTACGACAAGCTTATGAGCGTGGTATCTCAGGGAAACGTTCGCCGCGGTTCCTTTGCTGCTTACCTTCCAGTTGATCATCCTGACATTGAAGAGTTTCTGAAGATTCGTGGTGAAGGTCATGAAATCCAAGAGATGAGCATTGGTGTTACCATCTCTAATGAATGGATGAAGTCCATGGTTGAAGGCGATAAAGAAAAGCGTCGTATCTGGGGATTGGTTATCAAGAAGCGTTTTGAAAGCGGGTATCCTTATCTGATGTTCTCGGACAATGCCAATAATGCAGCTCCACAGGTGTATAAAGACAAAGGTAAAACCATTTATGCTAGTAACCTTTGCAACGAAATTATGCTTAGTTCGGACGTGAATGAAAGCTTTGTTTGCAACCTATCCTCGCTTAACCTTGAGAGATGGGACGAGATTCAAGTAACAGATGCGGTGGAAACGCTGACGTATTTTCTTGATGCTGTTATGTCTGAGTTCATAACAAAGACAGAAGGTATCCCTCACATGGATGCGCCTCGCAATTTTGCCATCTCTCAGCGCGCTCTTGGTATTGGGGTTCTTGGTTGGCACTCTTATCTGCAACAGAAGATGATTCCGTTTGAAGGCCTTCAGGCTCAGATGCATAACAATCAAATCTGGAGTACCATTCGTATTAGAACAGATGCAGCCTCGGAAGAACTTGCTGAAAAGTACGGAGAACCTTCTCTTCTTGAGGGATACGGCCGACGGAATGTTACTACCCTTGCCATTGCACCAACAACATCAAGTTCGTTTATTCTTGGCCAAGTATCACCAAGTATCGAACCGCTCAACTCAAACTATTTTACAAAGGACCTCGCCAAAGGGAAGTTTACCTTTAAGAATCCTTACCTTAAATCCTTACTACGGGAAAGAGGACTAGACACACAAGAAGTATGGCTAGAGATTCTTCAACATGGTGGTAGTGTTCAACACCTTGCTGAGTTAAGCGAAGAAGAGAAGGACGTGTTTAAAACCTTTGGTGAGATATCTCAAAAGGAGATTGTTATTCAAGCTGCTCAACGACAGCAGTTTGTTGATCAAGGACAAAGCCTTAACTTAATGATCCCGCCAAAGGCTAAACCAAAAGAAGTAAATGAACTGCTGATCTACGCTTGGGAAAGTGGGATAAAGGGAATGTATTACCAAAGAAGTGGTAACCCTGCGCAGGAACTTGCGCGATCATTAAACACATGTAAGTCGTGTGAAGGATAGAAAAATGATTACTGATAAACGTTGCTCGAACTGTAATGCTTCCTACGAAATCGCGTGGGACGATAATGAAGAGGCGTCTTTCTCCGACGTAGAAGATACCGACATGGACTACGATGATTACGACAAAGAAGAATTCCCGCAATATTGTCCATTCTGTGGTTCGCACGAGTCCTACGACGGATCGCTTTAATTTTCTTATAGATAGATAATGTGGATCTATCAAGGCAAGGAATTTACATCAGACATGATCGGCGATTATGTTGGGTTTGTATATTGCCTTACAGATACCGAAAACGATAAGAAATATATCGGGAAGAAAAAGTTTACACGGAAGATAACTCGTCCCCCGCTTAAAGGTAAAAAGAGAAAACGGCGGTCAGTTGCTGAAAGTGATTGGCAAACATACTACGGTTCAAGTCCTGAAACCAAAGCTCTTGTAGAAGAATTTGGCGGAGAACGATTTAAGAGGGAAATACTTCACCTTTGCAGCGGCCTTGGTGAGATGAGCTATATGGAACTAAAGGAGCAGGTTGATCGTGAAGTGCTGCTAAGTGATGAATACTATAACGGAATTATCCAAGCGAGGATCCATCACAGCCACGTTAAAAACCTCAAAAAATGATTTACATCCTTCCCTTTCTATGGTATAATAGTAGTAACAAACAAAATCTATACCAAAATGATTATCGTAGACTTCTCTGGAATCTCAATCTCTACTGTGTTCTCACAGCCAAAATCTAATCTAGACGAAAACTTATTGCGTCATATGATTCTCAATTCGTTGAGAATGTACAATCTCAAATACCGCGATGAGTACGGTAAATTAATTGTTGCTTGTGATGCGGGGAGTTGGCGGAAAGGTACCTTTCCCGAATATAAAGCTGCTCGTAAAAAGAATCGGGAAAGCTCGGGCATGGATTGGAAATCAATCTTCGAGAGCATTAACAAAGTAAGGGATGAGATTGACGAGTATCTTCCGTTTCCAGTAGTGCAGGTAAGCAATGCTGAAGCTGATGACGTTATTGCAACCCTTGTAGAAACAACCCAAGAGTTTGGCAACCACGAAAAGGTTATGATCATCAGTGCTGATAAAGATTTTATTCAGCTTCAAAAGTACGACAATGTTCAGCAATTCAGTCCTCTTACCAAGAAACTTGTAAAGGATACCAACCCGCATAAGTATCTTTTCGAGCATGTAGTTCGTGGTGACAGTGGTGACGGTGTTCCTAATGTTCTTTCAGCTGATGACGTATTTGTTTCCGAATCACGCCAAACACCGCTTCGAGCTAAGAAGATTGAAGAATGGTACAATGCTTCTCGTAATGGCGACATGAAAGAGATTCTTGATGAACAAACATATCGCAATTATATCCGTAACAAAAGTATGATTGATCTTTCTCAGATTCCGGAAGATGTTGTGTCCCAAATCAGGGAAGAATACAATAAAAAGGAAGTTAAGCCAAACGGAAAGGTTCTTAATTATCTCATTACTCGTCGGTGCAGTCAGCTTGTAGCTTGCGCAGAAGAGTTCTTTATCAAGTGATATATAATACTAGAAACAACAATATAACGTTTACAATGAAAAAACAAACACCGAAAAATAATAGGACCAAACTCCCTCACGAATTATTTCAGCTTTGTGAAGAAGCCGAGGGAGTTCCAGAACGGGTAAAGCTTTTACAGGATCATGCAACCTTTGGAATCAAAACACTTCTTCAAGCCAATTATAAAGAAGGCGTTGAATTTGATCTCCCAGAAGGAACACCTCCTTATAAAGAAGACGAAGCTGTGGCAGGGAACCAAGCCCGCCATTTTGAAAAGCTTGTCAAACAACTTCGCCATCTTGTCAAACAATCACCATTGCCAGCGCTCAAGAAAGAAACTGTTTACATTAAACTTCTTGAATCGTTATGCGCTGCTGACGCTAAGATTGTGATTGCTGTAAAGGATAAGAATCTTAAAGGTCTTTATAAGACACTTACTGAAGCTACTGTTCGCAAAGCATTTCCAACACTGCTCGGTGATAAATAAAATGACTTACGTATACTGCTGCGAAACATGTGGTGAGACTTGGGAAGAAAGTCATCCCATGGATAACAGAGATGATCCCGTGGGCGATCCTTGTCCATACTGCGAGACTGGCAAGAAAAAAAGAAAGGCCACCGCAGTGCAGCTGTCCTATTCTGGTACAAAGTCGACGATTAATAGAGCGGGAGGCGATTGGAATTGTTTGCTTAAAAAGATTCATAAGAACTCAGGAAAGCAATCGCAAATCAAACACGAATAATTATTCAATGAAATTGAATAAGGCGCATCTCAGGTATCCAGTTCACCGGGGAATTAACGTGGGTAACAGCTATTGGTATCCAAGTGACTACGTTGAATGGAAAAGGTGCCCGAGATGCAGCCTTGTTCCAAAGGTTAGAATCACGGAGGATATGCAACGAACCGCATGCGGTTGCTGGAGGTCGTTAGGCGATAGATGGGAAGTAGGAGCTGAGTCAAGAAGCTCTTATGTGGCTAGAAAAGGATCAGATAAAGGTTATAACTTTTCTGCTTTAAAGGATAACTGGAATACATACTGCACAACAGGTAAACTAAAATTTAAACTAGGAGCACGATTCAGATTTGGATTTGTTTGGGAATCCTTATTTGGTATCGTCAAAAGACGAGGATAACTTAAAAATACTATGGATGACTATTACAATATGGATGACGATAATACCGAAGATGAATTCAATCTACAAGAAGAAAATTGGGGAATCGTTACAGAACACTTATTCTGCACGCTGAAATCATTAAAAGCCGAGGGATACACCAACTTAGATATTCTAAAAGCCGTATCTTTTATAGCGTGTGACTTGTCACAGAGTATGGACATAGAAGACGGTAAATCAGATTAAGTCATTTTTAATAATATGCATACAAATAACACAACCCCTTCCGCTTTGGGAATAGAAGATATTTTCGGCGGAGGAAAAGCAAATAACTTTTCAGGTGAGTATGGATCCGTAATGGATTTTTACCTATCCGGAAATATTGGAGAAGCCTCTGAATACATTGAGTGGTTTCATAAGATACGAAACGCTCGACCAACCGACGTAATCAACTTTCATATTAATTGCCCGGGTGGGAATCTTTTTACCACCGTTCAGTTTCTTCAAGTTCTTGATGAATGCAACGCTCATATCATTATGAACGTAAGCGGAGCGTGCATGAGCGCAGCAACTTTAATCTTTCTTCAAGGCGATGAATTTGCAATCAATGAACACAGCGCGTTTCTCTTTCATAACTACAGCGGTGGCATGATTGGTAAAGGAGGAGAGATGTATTCAAATGTGATTCACGACAGGAAGTGGTCTGAAAAGCTTTTTCGTTCTCAATATGAAGACTTTCTCACGGTAGAAGAGATTAGCAACCTTGTTGATGATAAAGATATTTGGATGGATGCGAACACTGTGGTTGAACGACTTGAGGCAAGAAATGAAGCCCGAGAAGAGGAAGCCAGATTAAAAGAAAATCCACCTAAAAAGAAAACAACCAAGAAAAAGACCGCTAAGAAAACAACTTAATTATGAAACCATCAGACTTAAACTACCAATTCAGCAAACGCCTTGCTTTGACCATTATGGTTGAAACGGGCCAGGAAATTCCAGAAGAAAGCGAACCCTGGGTTTTGCCAATCGAGTCTGAGTACAAGCGGATTCAAGCTAAGGAGTCTAAGCTTTCCTCGAGGAACCGCAAAGACCTTTCAGCGGCGTATGAATCGCTTCTTAATATTAAAAAGGAAGAGGCTGAAAGACTGAAGGATACAGAAAAGACTGAAGAATAATTATGAAACGGTATTCAATCTATCAATCTAAAGTTGCAATTAGCGCGCTGGACACAGCCATTCATATGCTGATGAAGGAAATTGTGGATTACCCGCCCGCCGACGAAAAAACCTTAGCTCAGCTGAAAACTCTGAGGAAGATGCGGAAAGCATTTAAGAAGAAAAAGGAATTCATTATCATTTAGGTATAGTATATCGCAGGCCTTTGAGATCAATCTTAAAATAGAAAGACAAAGCTTATGGAAACTGCGATTATAGTAAATGGCATCTTGGTGACTGTATTCAGCTTGGGGTTCTTGTCATACGTCGTATGGTTGGGGTTCAAGGTTGTGAGATTATCGGGAGAGCTTAAACAACTGGAATATAGCACAAATTCGCGAGCCGAAGAAACAGAAACAATGATCGGGCATCTCGACAGTGAAGTTTGGAGAAACTTCGACAAAGTAGATTCCAGATTCGATCAAAGAATAACCGACGAACTCAGAGGGGTTTGGAACGAATATGAAGTTCATAACAACCGTTTTGTTGAAATCGAAAGTGTTCTAAACAAAGACTAACAAACACGTCTCATTCCCTGTTGATATACTATACCTTTTGTTATGAATCAATTTAAAAGACATCTCTCGGCACCTTCCACCTTCGCCAAGATCTACATCAGTGGTCCAATTGATGTGATAAAGCAAACGTGTCGGCATTGGTGTAAAGAGAATCCAAGCTGTGTAAACGTTTCGGAAACATCTTTCATATACTGCGGTGGAGAGGAGACCGGAGCCGTTGTTGAGTTTCTC